GCACGAACTTTGCTAATGGCATAAAGGCCTTTCTCATCTATCAGAGAAAAACCGGTGATGCCATGACATGTTTTGGCAACACCATGGTCTCCATGATTGCACTGGCTACAGTCTTTGATATAGCAGACGCTGAAGCTTGTTACTTCGTGGGTGATGATAGTTTTGTCTTCTCTCACAGGGACATGAGAGCAGAGGAGGGAGCAAGACACCTGTCACTGTTCTTCAACCTCAAAGGGAAGGTTATTAGTTCAGATCACGGTTTTTTCTGCTCTTACTTCTTCGCGAATGACGGTAGTAGTTTTAAAGCTCTTGTCGACCCCTTGAAAAGGGTTGAAAGACTTTCGAAACCGATCATTTTCAACGAAGAGTTTCCTAGTTTGAAGGATAGGTGGATTTCTTTTTGGGATCTCGTGAAGCATTATGAGGATTCTTGCTTCCACGAAAGTTTGAGTCAAATGGTTGCGAAAAGGTACAATACAAATGTCAATTCTGTCAGAGCGATTGAAGCTCTGTATAGTTTAGGAAAGAGTTATAAACTCTTCTCTGAGTTGTACACTCAGATTTAGGCCATTTCTTAACGACAGATTGAAGATGCCATACGACAACTACGACTACAACGCTTCCTACTCGACGGCCGAAATAATCAAGTTCGGCGAGTTGAAGACTTACCTTCGGTTTGCTCAGTCGACGAACTTGAGCATTACGGAGAATAGGACTCAGGTTGCGCAGGGATTTTTCCACTTGATCAGGACGATCGAGGAAGATGAAAGAATTGGAGAAGGGGTTTGGATCATTCTTCCCGAAACAGTGACGATCGTCAAGACCGCGGCTCAGAACCTCATGAATTCGAGGGACAGAAACGCCGAAAGACGAGCGGGTGCTGGTTCGGATGGAGCGGACAATTCGCAAACTGCGATGTACGCTTTCACGAAGGCTCTGGAAGTTCTTCATGGTATTGCCCAGACATCTGCGAAACAGAACCGTGAGCGTTTGGAGGCTTACTATGGACTCCGTTGGGATTGAGGAGGCCCACTTTCACCACCCGGGGTGATAAGACGGGACGGATTGAGTATCGAGCAGAGAAACATCCTGCGACGGATGATAAGGAAAAGACTGCCGATGGACCGGGATAACCCGAGAGGGTTGATAAGGAGAGCTTTTGGATCAC